CCTCCAGTAGCTGAAAAAACAGTGACTGTTGACGATCTATTAATCTCCAGTGCATTTGTTTATGAGCTAGATGAAACACTAGCACACTATGACCTACGTGGTGAAATCTCTCGTAAGATTGGCTATGCACTAGCTGAGAAGTACGACAGAAAGATCTTCAGAGCAATCACAAAGGCTGCAAGATCAGCTTCTCCAATCACAAAGTCTAACTTTGTAGAGCCCGGTGGAACACAACTACGTGTAGGTACAAACAACCAAGCTTCTGATGCTTATGTACCAGCTTCTCTAATCTCAGCTTTCTATGATGCAGCTGCAATCCTAGACGAGAAGGGAGTTTCTGGCGAAGGTAGAGTAGCTGTGTTGAACCCAAGACAGTACTACGAACTTATACAGAACGTAGAAACTAACGGCTTAATCAACCGTAACGAAAGAGGAGATGCCTTACAGTCAGGTAACGGAATCATTGAAATAGCTGGTATCACCATCTACAAGTCAATGAACATTCCTTTCTTTGGCAAGTTTGGTACTGCTTTAGGCGGTTCTGCATCTGCAACAAACCCCGGCATAGCTTCACCTACAAACACAGGTGACTTTGTTGGAGAGGCAATGGAGGACGAAACAGCTGGTACAGTTGCTTCTAACCAAACAACTAAGACTGTTAACACATACGGTAACAGCACAGAGTTTGCAAACAGCTGTGGCCTAATCTTCCAGAAAGAAGCTGCTGCTTGTGTAGAGGCAATCGGCCCACAAGTACAGGTAACTTCTGGAGATATCTCAGTTGTATATCAAGGTGACGTAATTCTAGGTAGACTCGCAATGGGAGCTGATTCATTGAATCCAGCTGCTGCTGTTGAGCTTATCGCTGGAGCTGCGGTATCTAGCTCTACAACCACATTCTCATAATTTATACGGGAGCTTCGGCTCCCCCTTTTTTCTTATGGCAACCACAACTATTGACATCGATACCGAACTATCCGCAGTGAACAGTATACTGGGAGCTATCGGACAAGCACCTCTAACAACTCTTAACTTTGATAACCCAGAGGTGTCATTTATATTTAATCTACTCCGTGATGCTAACGTAGACACGCAGGCAGAGGGGTGGCATTTTAACACAGAAAAGCATGTAAAGTTTACACCTGATGCTAATGGCAAAATCGCTATTGGTAACGACATATTGTCGATGGATTTACATGATAATCAAGCTCGTCGTACATCTAACCTTGTACGCCGTAACGGATTTCTATATGACAAGCAAGATCATACAGATGTATTTACAACTGACTTAGATCTAGATATTGTCAGACTATACCTATTTGAAGATTTACCTATTGTCTTCAGAAGATTTATAACATACAGAGCATCAAGACTTGCAGCTACACAGCTAGTCGCAAACCCAGCTTTGGTAAGACTACTTGGTGTACAAGAGGGTCAAGCGAGAGCAGCTCTCATGGAGTATGAGTGCAATCAGGGCGATCATAGTATGTTTGGATTTGAAGATGACACTGCATATCAAACATATCAACCATTTAAAAACCTTAGAAGATAATGGCAGGCATAACACAAACTATCCCTCAATACTCAGCAGGCATATCAGAGCAGCCAGACCACTTAAAATTTCCCGGTCAGGTAACAGATGTAGTCAACGCTATACCAGACGTTACTAAAGGTCTGTTCAAGAGGCCGGGTAGTAAGCGAATCGGAACTGATGCTCTATCTAGTGTACAGAGTGGTGGTTCGTGGTTCCATTACTTTCGTGACGAGACAGAAGGATCTTATATAGGACAAGTAGCAGCAGATGGTCAGGTCAGAGTGTGGCGTTGTACAGACGGACAACTGATGAACACCAGCTACACACATGATGGTGTCGATCACCAGTCAACAGTACAAGCATATCTAGCAACAAGTGAACCAGAAAACCTCCAATTTCTCACAATTAACGATACAACTTTTGTTAATAATCGTGATACTACTACTGATAACACTATCGTTGGGACAACATTTTCTGGCACATATTCTCAGTCTGGTACTACAGTAACAATAACATCTACTGGCCATGGTTTATCCGTTGGTGATAATGTAAACGTAGATTATACAACTGGAAGTGCTGTAGACGGAGACTTTTTAGTACAAACAAAAACTGACAATACATTTACTTTAACCGCCGCTGCTAGTGCTACCACATCTGGTAATGTTACAATTAAACCTTTAACAGATGCTACACCAGATGCTCACTTCGCTTTCATAGAGCTACTACGTACAGAGAACGGTAGGCAGTATGGACTTAACTTCTACAACGATGCCACTGTTCAAACACTTACAAGAGCTACACGTATCAAGATACAGAGTGATACACTTGATGAAACTGATGGCTCTGGAGACTGTCCGGGTATAGGCACAGAAGTATTTAGTGTCTCAGGTAGTGATTTTACTATTACTGATACAATAACAAATGTCCCATACGGAACATCAAATATCAACGGTGGAACAAATAATAGAGTTGAGTTTCACGTAGCAAGTGGCCATGGTTTAAAGACTGGGGATCAGATAAATGTTTTATCAGGCCCAACTGCTGTAAATAAAGTTACAATAAGTGTGGGTGATGCAAATGGTAACAATACTGACACTAATTTTTTCTACATATCTGCCAACAATGAGGGAAACCATAATTTCGGCGGCGGGTCAGTAGCTTCTCTCCAAGGCCCACATAAAGATAAAACAAACCTAATATTTAGAATTAATACTCTAGGTCAGCAGGGTGTTAGCCCTAACTACACTGCTAGCCAGAATGGCCCCGGTGGTAACAACTACAGATGTAGCTACAATAGAGAGGTTGTCCTACTACATGGTGGTGAAGGTTGGACTACAGGTGATACTATAACCGTAACTATGGAAGGGTTTAACTATACTATACGTGTAGAAGATCACGAAACTACTCAGGTAAATGCTAATCTCAAGCTAGTTAGACCTGAGCCCACACCTTTTGATGCTGACACAGCAGTTACAGCTGATACTATATTAGCTGGTATGAGGACTGAGATTGCTAATATAACAGGTCTAAGTGCTAAGATTATAGGTACAGGTATATACATATCTAGTGCTAATAATTTTAACGTGACAGTTGTAGAAGAAGATCTTATGCGTGTCATGCAGAGTTCAGTAAACGATGTTACCAACTTACCTAACCAGTGTAAGCATGGATATATTGTAAAAATATCTAACTCTCGTATGGCAGAAGAAGATGACTACTACCTACGATTTGATGGAGAGAATGGCAGAGATGGATCTGGCTCATGGTCAGAATGTGCAAAGCCGGGTATAGCTAAGTCCCTGACTAACATGCCACTTGTTATACAGCGTACAGCTACGACTACATTTACTGTTAGACCATTTACATACAGAGATAGAGATGTTGGTGATGATACTACTAACCCTATGCCATCGTTTGTAGGTGGACGTATCAACAAAGTACTGTTTTTCCGTAATAGATTAGCACTGCTGTCAGGTGAGAATGTAGTATTATGTAGACCGGGTACGTTAGGTATACCAGATTTTTTTGTAGAATCTGCTCTGACTGTTGGTGCGGCAGACCCTATTGATATATCTGCTGCCTCTATGTTTCCATCCGAGTTGTTTGATGGTATAGAAATCAACAC